TTGTTGCTGCCGTTCGATTTCGGCGAGTTTCTCTTTCAACGCGTTAGCCTCGTCGACCTTAGCTTTAAAACGGTTATAAGGAATCTTCGTATCGACCGTCTGTTCTTCCGTGTTTTTCGTCTCGTCAGACGTGCTTGTTTCGTCGATTACTCCGTCCTTATTATCGGTTACTTCGATTTCTGTTTCGTTATTAGCTTGTGAATTATCCTGCGTCATACCATCGTCTCCTTCCCCGTTTTTACGCCCGGCGGCGAAATGTGTTTCGATTATTCCTCGACTACTTCTAACGCATCTAATCGCGCTATAATAGCGTTATACTGCGCCTCTGTTCCGAAGCCATCCGCGCCATCAGTTCCGTCAGTGCCGGCTGTTCCAGGTGGTCCTTGTTCCCCGTCAGTTCCGGCAGGTCCTTGCGCTCCATCTGCGCCATTAGTGCCATCAGTTCCGGCCACACCTTGTATACCACGTGGTCCAACCAACGAAGCAAGCCACGCCTCTTCATCGCCTTCAAAGCCGTTATCGACTGCGACCTCGTACGCTGACTTACCGTCTGCTCCTCCGCTTCCTCCCGATACAAATACCGGTAATTTTGAAAAGTGAGGTTTATTCGCCATTATTCCTCACCTCCTTCGGTTGTATCTTCGACGTCAGTCGCCCCGTCAGCTTCATCGATTAAGCTAACGTTGTATGGGTCGCCACTTGCACGACGTCTACTGCGCTCGCTTTCGATTTCTTGCAACTTCGCTTGTACATTCTCGACGCCTAATCGTTCGATAGCGCCTTTAGTAGATTCGAAGCCTGCTGCGCTTTCTAAGTCGAGTAATTCTACGAGTTCCTTACGGTTATCCGGTAACGGTAATACAAACCGCATATCGTTCGTATAGTTTTCGCCAATCCCTCGTACGACTTCCTTATCGTAAGCAAAGTTTGATTCGCCTACGCGCTCTTGTAAATATCGTATAGACTTTTCGTGTAATTCTGATAAGTTATAACCCCACGATAACCAATGTTCCTCGGTATCCGTAATAATATCGTGAAACAATACTTGTAACGCTTCGCCGTTTAATCCTCCGAAGTTCAATTCTTGCGGAACTACTTGAGGAAGACCGCTTATCTCATGCATTGCCGCCTTAACGCGCATATATTGATCCTTAAATGCGTCTTTCCATCCGAAGCTACCGACGACCTTCTTAATGTCCGCCGATTTCGTATCGCCTTGCGATTGAATCTCGACTAGTGCTCCGGGAGCAATCTGTACGTTATCAGCTGCGCCAGGTGCTGCGTTAGTAATCGCCGTAATCTCGAACATTTCGAATTTAAGCGAGTCTATTGCGTCCTCGTTCATCTGATTAAGTACGTCGTTCTGTTCTCGTAAAGACGTTATCTCCGAATGTCCGAGCGTTTCCGTAATTAATTCGTTTACCGGAAATTCTTGTACCGGAATAAAATCGAGTCCTAACGAATGTAGTTTAGTTATCGTTTTTAACCGTTTTAAATCGCTCTCCGCAAATATTGCGTCCTCAAACCAACACTCTCCGTCATCCTCTAGCGTAAACCGTTGAATCTGAATTGCGTCGATTTCTTCGCCGTCTTTTTCGTATTTACGATATTTAACGAAGACTGCCCCGATTAAGTCGCGGAAATCATCGTCCGAATAAATAGGAATATACTCGTTATCCGATACCCACACCCAATGCAAGCGTCCATTACGTGGGTTAAACATAATCTTACATACGACGCGGTCCGCAATAAGGCGATCCCTGGCCGCTTGAATCAATCTTGCGCGCATCTTGTTTTCGTCCCATAAATCGTAAAGCAATCGCTCATAGCTTTCGGCGCGGTCGTTCTCCTTCTGTTGTGCTTCGCTTGGCTCGTAGCCTTCCACTAGTACGTCCTCGACATCGTCAATCTGTACGCGTGGGACGCTTATTCCGTGCTTACCACCCATCTGCCACCGTGCCTTGCGATCAACTATCGCCTTGAAGTAATTCGTAGCGTATCGTGTAGGGTCGTAATCAACGCCTGGTGGACGTGTTAATTCCTCTGCACGTACGAGCGTTCCGTTCCCATCCTCGTGTTGCTTTCCGTTATAATATTCGTAGCTATCTAGTTGCGTAGTTATACGTTCGACAGTTTCCTCTCCGAGTGCCTGTCGGAATGGCGAGAAGAATAGTTCGTCCATTTCATTCGGAGATATTAAATTATAATCGCTCAAAATATCGCCCTCCTTCCGTTGTAATCTCGTTTACCATCGGTTCATACGTCTGATCGTTCTTACAATTGATTCCGTTTCTTGCGAGGCGCTTATCGACATTTCCAAACTATCCGGTAAATCATCATGAGCGCCTTGCCCATATCGTTCGAATTGTTCAAGTAATAATGTATGTTTCCTCGAAAATTGAAGCGCCTTGTTTTCTATCGAAGGTAAAAGCGCCTCTATACGTAATTCTTTCCTTCCCCGCGAATATATCTTCTTTAACCGTGTATGTGCCGGGTAGCCTTCTTTTGCCAATTCCGTTTTTAACACGTCCGCGAAGAACTCTTGAGCCGCCACTGATTCAACCGCTATTACGTCCGGTTCCCACTTCAACGTAATTTCGACTATTTCCTCGATAAACTCATCTGGTTTAACTCTCGCACCGTACGAATCTACCACGTAAATAATTCCATTTTCTTTGTGCTTAGCTACAACAGATACCGCGGAGAAGTCCCCTCGTTCCTTACCCAGTGCGAAGTCTACGCCCATTGAAATCACATATTCGCCATGATTGAATTCCTTTGAGGGACTTACTTCGTCCCAGTAAGTGAATATTTGAGGATTAAATACCATAGACTCTTCGTCGATAGGGTTGTTCATATACTCCGTATTAAAGGCTTTACTTCCATTATCGAATTTCCATTTCATAAGTTTATATAACGGCTGAACTTCGCCCCATAACACTTTCGAACCCTCTAATAATTTACTTTCATTTTTTTCATAAAAGGAATCTGCTTCATCTCTTCGTTCGGGATTTTCTCGGTTATTATAAATTTGACGTAACTCTTCCCAAAGTGACCCGTTAATAGGTTCATTTATAATCGCTCGATAAACTTTAGAATCGAAATCCGATCTCTTGAAAAGTATGTTCATGAGTAAGCTATCGAAGTGTACTGTCGTCCCTACGACTACAAACGCTGTTCTCTCTCCTTTAGGGTCGCCAAGCGCCATTACCGTCTGACTGAACCAGTCGCTTAATTTCGCCCTTTGTTCCGGAGTCGACGCGTTACCACCCGATCTCGCATCCTCTAAGTCGTCACATATAATTAAGTCCGGACGTGAGCCGTTCCAGTTTCGACCTCGCAACGCTTGTCCAGTTGACGCCGCTTGGACCAATGTTAATTGACGTTTTCTGCCGTCAATATCGTTATACCATGCGATAAACTCCTCGGAATTATCTTTATCGTTCGCTTGATCCATTCGCGATAACAAAGGCCCGAAATCATCTCGAAGCTTATCATTGTGCTTTAACTGACCTCGAATCCATTCCATGTTCGCCGTAGCTACCGAAGGCGTCTCCGAAATAATAATAATGTATTTACGTAATCGATAAAGGACTTGGTGAATCGGGAAGTCTTTCGTATACCACGTCGACTTCGCATGACTTCGTGGAGCAGCTACCGCTACCTTAGCGTTCTTTACATCGCTAGATACTCGATCTATAATATCCGTCATTTCTACATGAAACTCCGGCGCACTTTCCTTATCAACAACGTTGAACCCTTCCCAGTTACCCGCGTTGTCCTCGTTACGTGCTTCCGAGAAATACTCTAACGCAAACTCGTACGTATCAACTTCGCAAGCATGAATACGGTTGAGACGTTTTAACTCCGTAATCTTTTCGTGATAATCTTCGATAAGACCCGCGGCTATCAAATCGTCAACTTCCGGATACTTATCATCCATTACTTCGACGTATTCCGTGTACACGTCGATTAACTCTTGACGCTCGTCTCGGTCGACCCATCTTCCGCCCTTACCTTCTTTTATCCATGCGATATTACCTCCTCCTTTCGTGAGTACCTCTATTCGTTGATTTAAGGCGTATTTTAGACGTTTTAACCTTATTGAATATAAACGCTCGTTAAATCTATTTAAACGGCTGTAATCATACTAATTTAACACTTGACATCCGTTATCTTATCGTTTATACTGAATGTAACGAAATAAACATAACATTACGTACAAAGGACGTGTTAAATATGTCAAACGCAGTTCAACCGTTAAAAAAGAAACGAGATATCGAACGTATGAAGCAATCGCTACATGGGCGAAATCTACTCCTATTTACCGTAGGAATTAATTCTTCATTACGTATTAGTGATATATTGCCTTTGCGTGTTAAAGACGTTTCAGACGACTATATCTACGTAAGCGAAAAGAAAACCGGCAAATCTAAGCGGATACGCGTTAATAACGCGATAAGGATAGCCGTTAAGCAACTCGTTCCAAAAGACGCTCAAGCTGACGACTATCTATTCCCGTCGCGAAAGGGCAATGCGCCTATATCTCGCGTACAAGCTTGGCGCATATTAAACGCTGCTGCTGAACGTGCGGGACTCGGTCATATCCGATTCGGTACGCATTCGATGCGGAAATCCTTCGCCTATCATGCATATAAGTCCGGTGTTGAGATACCGTTGCTTATGCGAGTATTAAATCACTCGTCCGAAAAAGAAACGTTAAGATATATCGGAATAGAGGACGAACAGATCGACGAAGTTTATATTGACGTATGCCTTTAACTGGCGTGCGTCTTTTTGTTTACGTAAAACCTATCGTATTTCCTTCGTAAATATAATTCTCCACAATCTTCGTAAATCCAATCCGCTAAGTTAATTACGTCTTGCTTACCACTAACCCATACGCGATAGGCGTTAGCCTCTTCCGTTACCCTTCCGTTTAATCCTCGTGAATCAAACACGTTATGAAGTGCGTAGGAGAACGATTTAGACGCGTTGGTGATATTCATTACGTAGCCTTTATCGTGAACCCATCCGTCACCGTCGATTACACCTCGTATAAAATGCGGAAGATATTCGGTAGGAACTTCCGGAAATGACATAATTCGTGATTTACCCTCAATTACGCCTAACTTCCGCAAGTCCTCAACGATTACCATCCGATGTATTCTTAATACGTGTATAGCGTTCTTTCCGTTTTCTTCCTCGGTAATTCTGTTATCGGATTCCATTACGTCTCTTATTAATTCGAGTATGTATCGCTCATTTTGCGCAATTGACAACGTAGTTCCGCTGACATTGCCGTCTGTGAATATGAAACCTAATACGTAAGCCATTTCGTTGGTCCACGTCTTAAAGAAATCATCGTTTACTTTATATCCGTTAGTTCGTCGTTTACCAATTAACGTTATCCCACGTTGGTTTAATATATAACCTACGCCTCGTTGCGTAACTCCGTGTTTAAGGGAGATTTCCTTCGTGCTGTGTCCGTTTTGATACATCGCTATTATGTCGTCGTAATCTCGCAAGTAATCCGCCCCTTTATCGAAATAGATAACGCCAAATAAGCCGACTAGTTGCCGACTAAATACTGAAACGATATTTTAATGTCCGGAGTTAAAGTTCAGAAGGAGCCGCGCCGCCCACTCGCCATGCCCCGCCCCATCCTCCGACTTCTGATGTTCGGTTATTCTTCCGTGTATATTTATTCTTACATCCGCATATCGAATGTAACCGAATCCTACAATGTTACTTTCGAACTTCCTCTTAAACTCCGTCGAATCAACGTTTCTCTTCTCTTTCTTCCGAAGATTTTACGTTATCTTTTATACATCGAAAGAAACCGCGTAGAATCAACGTTCCTAACGCTGTATTAGTTCTCCGCATTGGTACAAGATTTTACATTCGTTATACATTGCGAGGTTATCTACGTAAGTCAAAGCGTTGAGGAGGTCGCGCGTCGGGACGTTGAGGCA